ACTCCTTCTGTGTTAGAAACTTGGAGTGGTTTATCATTAGATCCTAAAGCATCTAATTTTATTGGATCTGTAATTGGTGATTATAATTACTATTATAATTCTTCAAATAATCAAGTTGAAGTATCTGGTTCTTATCCTAATAAATCAGCATATGTGCGTGTTAAATCAGTTAATTTAACTACTCCTGATTATTTTGATAATAATGGTGTTGCAAAATCACAATACACTTCTTCTCTTCCATTAGTAGCTAGTGGATCATTTACAAGCGCTACCGGTGATATTAAAGCAGGTGCTTTATTTTATAATTCTATTGGATCTGGAAATACTCAAGGCTTAGTATCTGATAACTATACTAATATGATTAATTTGTTAAGCAATAAAGATGACTACAAATACAACGTATTAGTTACTCCTGGTTTATATAAAGCAGATTATGGTACTCCTATTTCAAATATTATAATAAATACTCAAAATCGCGGAGATGCAATTTATGTAGCGGATATGGTAGCTTATGGTTCAACCGTAGCAACCGCTGTTACTAATGCTGCCACTATCGATAACTCATATGCTACTACTTACTGGCCTTGGTTGCAAATTTCTGATCCTGAAACTGGTAAAAACGTTTGGGTTCCTGCTTCAACTATGATGCCCGGTGTTTATGCATTTAACGATAGCGTTGCTGCTGAATGGTTTGCTCCCGCTGGATTTAATCGTGGTGGTTTAGGAAATGTATTGCGTGTTGAGCAAAAATTATCTCAATCAAGCCGTGATAGCTTATATCTAGGTAAAGTTAATCCAATCGCTACTTTCCCAGGCCAAGGCATTGTAGTATTTGGTCAGAAAACATTACAGACTAAAGCAAGCGCTTTGGATCGTGTAAACGTTCGCCGTTTGTTGATTGCTTTAAAAAACTATATTGGTGGTGTAAGTAATAACTTAGTATTTGAACAAAATAGTATTGCAACTCGTAACAGTTTCTTGTCTCAAGTTAATCCATACTTAGCATCAGTACAACAACGTCAAGGTTTATATGCCTATAAGGTAGTAATGGATGAATCAAACAACACAGCTGATGTGATTGATCGCAACCAACTAGTAGGTGCTATTTACATTCAACCAACTAAAACTGCTGAATTCGTAGTGTTGAACTTTAATATTCTTCCTACTGGAGCCTCTTTTGAATAATAATATTTATAATAAAATAAGAACATGGCAATTTTAAGCTCTAACGAAATATTTTTCACCGCCTTTGAACCTAAGGTAAAGAACCGTTTTATCATGTACGTAGATGGTTTTCCATCATATATGATTAAAGGAATTAATGGATTAGGATTTGATCAAGGTGAAATCAAATTAAACCACATCAACGTTTACCGTAAAATCAAAGGTAAAATGTTGTGGAATGATGTAACCTTGACATTATTCGACCCTATTACTCCTTCAGGCGCTCAAGCAACTATGGAATGGGTTCGTTTACACCATGAATCAGTAACTGGCCGTGATGGTTATGCTGATTTTTATAAGAAAGATATTGTGTTGGATGTTTTAGGTCCAGTAGGTGATATTGTTTCTGAATGGGTGTTGATGGGTGCCTTCATTAAATCAGCCGATTTCGGTGAATATAACTGGGATACGGAAGCTGAAGCACAAAATCTTACTATGACATTAGGTATGGATTACTGTGTATTGAACTTCTAAAAAGTACTATACATTTTTTCAAGAAAGGCTTGTCTTTTGGCAAGCCTTTTTGTATTTTATATATTTATATACAACATTAAAGTTATAATAAATTATGAGCGAATTTAAAATGCCCACCGAAGTTGTAGATTTACCATCCAAAGGTCTACTTTATCCAAAATCAAACCCATTATCTAGTGGAACCGTTGAAATGAAGTATATGACGGCTAAAGAAGAAGATATTCTTACTAACCAATCATATATTCAAAAAGGCGTTGTGTTAGATAAATTGTTACAAACATTAATTGTATCTAATATTGATTACAATGACTTAATTATTGGTGATAAGAATGCAATTATGATTGCTGCCCGTATTTTGGGATATGGTAAAGATTACTCATTTCAATACAGAGGACAAGATGTAACAGTTGATTTAACTACAATGCAAGATAAGCCATTTGATGAATCACTTATATCCCCAGGTATTAATGAATTTAAATTTACCTTACCTAAATCAAATACTAACTTAACCTTTAAAATCTTAACACACGGGGATGAATTAAAAATTGACCGTGAATTGGAGGGATTGAAAAAAATTAATAAAGATAACGTTCCCGAATTATCAACTCGTTTAAAGTATATGATTACTTCTATCGAAGATAACCGCGAGCCTAAGGTAGTTCGCGAGTTCGTCGATAACTATCTTTTAGCGCAAGATTCGCGCGCATTACGCGAGTATATTCGCCAAGTACAACCCGATATTGACCTAAAATTTGACTTTGATGGACCAAACGGCGTTGAGGAGGACGTTAATTTACCTATTGGGCTTAGCTTTTTTTGGCCTGACTCCCGAGTATAGGAAAGCCATGTTTGATCAAATACACCAGATTGTATTTCACGGTAAAGGTGGATATACATTTCCTGATGTGTATAACATGCCTATATGGTTGCGCACATATACTTTTAACCAAATTAAAACTTGGTACGAGGAACAAAATAAAGAAAAAGATGATATTGATACCTTTACTAGCAAAGTTAAATCAGGACAAGTACAAGTTCCCGACTATGTTAAAGGTGCTAAATTAAAATACAACGGGGGCACTACACAAAAGTAGTGCCTTCAAATATTTATAACAAATGGCTACACCCGAGGAATTAAGACGACAGCAAGAAGAAAATGAACTTCTTGAGAAGGAAAACGAGATCCTACGAAGACGCCTTGAATTACAAAATGAAAGTTATTCGCTATCTACATCTTACCTAGAATCAATAAAAGAAATTTTAGGGATTCAATCTAAACGAACCCAATTTGAAAACGATACTTTAGATATTAATAAAAAAATTCAAAGAGCTATTCGTGATCAAAGTTTAGATTTAGAAGATTCAATTGAAAAGGTAAAACAGGTTAGCAGAAATAAAAAATTAATTTTAGAGGCACAAAAGCAAGAAATTAGTTTAGAGGATAAAGTTGTAGGAATAAATCGACAACGAGTAGACCAAGCTAGCGACCTTACTAAGGAATTTAAAAAATCACAGGATGAACTTAAGGAGTTACTTAAAGGTTCTAAAGAAGATAAACTTATAAATGCTGATAGAATTAAGCAATTACAAAAGCAAAGTACAGAGATTGAAAATAATTTAAATACTACCCTTGAAGAAATGTCAACTAATGCTCGTTTGTTGTATTATATTAGACAACAAATAACAGTATTAAAAGATGTAAATAAGGAACAAGAAAAAAACTTAACAACCACTGATAAATTAGTAGCAGCCGCTAATAAACTACCAGGTGAATTAGGTAAATCCGTAAAATTAGTAATGGATTTAAGAGCAGGTGGGCAACTAGCTGCTTTAGCTATTGGAGCATTTTTAGTTAAAGCACTCCTACAAGCTGATGAAAAAATTACAAATTTACAAAAAGCATTTGGTATTACTCGTGGAACAGCAAAAGGGATTTCATTAGAACTTGAAAGACAAGCCATTACCTCGGGTGATATTTTTATTACTAGTAAAAAACTAAACCAATCATTCAGGGAATTAAGTGCTGAATTAGGATTTGCCGCAGACATTTCAGGACAAACCTTAGAAACATTTACTAATTTAACACAACGATTAGGATTCAATACTAAAGAGGCAACTCAATTAACGTATTTAGCGCGTTTACAAGGCGAAAATACTGAAACTACGTTAAATAATGCATCTAAAACTGTAAGCGCATTAAACCGACAAAAAGGTACAGCTATTAACATTAAAACCGTATTTAGCGACATATCTAATGTTAGTGCTGCTACAGCTGTTAGTTTAGGTGGAAGTGTTAATGCATTAGCGGAAGCATCAACTAAAGCAAGACAATTAGGATTAACATTAGGTGAGGTTGATCAAATAGCATCATCATTACTTGATTTTCAAACCTCTATTGAAAATGAATTAGCGGCCGAATTAATGACTGGTAAACAGATTAATTTAGAGGCTGCTCGTTATTATGCTTTAACCAACCAAACAGCTAAATTGACTGAAGAAATTGGTAATAATCAAGAATTAATTAATGCTTTTGCATCTGACAACCGTTTAGCACAAGATGCTGCCGCTAAAGCATTAGGATTGTCTCGTGAGGAGTTAGCTAAAATGGTTATGCAACAACAATTTTTAGCATTAGGTGCTGAAGGATTTAGAGCTAAATTTGGTGAGGCTAACTATGAACAAATGCAAGCGTTATCTATTAGTGATAAATTTAAAGCAACATTAGAAAAAATACAAGAGATAATTGGTAATGTTGGATATGCTTTAGAACCAATCTTAAATGCATTTGCTTCATTAGCATCTAGTTCTACTTTAGTGTTAGCAACTGTTGGTGCACTTGCTGGTTTATCATTAGTAAGATTAATAAGTAGTATATCACTAATGGCTAGTCAATTAGTTATAGCATCTGCTGGTGCCTTAACTATAGGTAATGTATTGACGGCTGGAGGTATTACTGTTGCTGTTCTAGCAGGTTTAGGAGCATTATTAGGTATGTTCCAAGACTTTAAAAAGATGGATGATGGTATATCTACAGGATACGGTAAACGTATGTTGTTTGATGAAGGTGAAATATTTGCTTTAAATGATAAAGACAATATCATTGCTACTACTAACCCAATCCCCGTAAATGATATCCAATCACGCCCTGCAGGGTCAATAAAAGTAGCACCTCAACAAACAACTTCAACACAACAAAATACTAATGTAACATCCTTAACCCCAACACAGCAAAATGTTAAAGTAACACCTTCAACTACTGTTGTACAACTTGAACTTAATGGTGCTAACATAGGTAATGCACAAGCCCGCTCAACATATAGTATATCCTCTAATATTAGATCATTTGGAGGTAGGGGAATTGATACAAGTGCTACATCATAAAAACAATAATTTTTAATATTTATAACAAAATAACACATTATGGGAACTACTTTATTAGAAAGATTACAAGCTGCAACTTTTACTGATGAATCATTAGATGGTCTTGTGCCTTTAGTCCAAAATTCAGACCCTAATTTTCCTACTATCAACGATAGTTTTGAAAAAGGGACTTACGATGAGACTTTAAGAAGCGATACTTCAAATCCTGATTCAGTAGCTGCAGGTAGAATTACACGCCTTCCTAAGCGTCCTTAATTATACAAACAATAATATAAATGTTATTGAATGGAAACTTTCTGCTTATAAGTAAATAAAATAAATGGCGCTAAGAGAATTATTAACCGATGTTGGAACACAGTACCGTAATTTAAAATTCGGTAATGATCGTCCCGGAGGAGGTAGTAGCAAACAACCATTTATTATTAAAGATTTACCACCGGTAGAAAGTGATCCTGATTCTACTTTTCCTGATTTTATATTACGAGACCCAAAAAATCAACTTGAAAATAGGGTTGATGATTTATCTCGTATTAGTAAATTCTTAGTAAGTAGAAATGGTGGTTTATTTATTGCTAAACAACAATTATTATCATTACAAAACCCTTTAGTACCTGGCCGTCCTAACAGGTCAAATCCTGTAGCGGGATTATATAATCCATTAATGACTCTAGCACAAGTTGCTGGAGCAGGAACAGGATTACACATTGAAAAACAAGGTGCATTACCTATTTTTAATGATGATGTTAAATATGCTAATGTTTATAGAAGATTCCATAGTGAGGAAAATAATAACCGATTAACATTATTAAAAATATCTAAAATAGGAGATGAACCCGGCCCAGATGATACTTTAAACCCTATTAGTTTTATATCATCATTAACTTCTCCTTTAGAAGCAGCAAGTTTAGGTATAGCATCAAATGATAATTTTATTTTATCGTATACTGGTGGACCCGATTCATTTGGTTTAGGTAGAACTCGTATTCCTTTTTCTAATGATAGGTTATCTCCTAAAGAATTAGAACAAAGAACAGAAGAATCTAAAAAAGAAAGTTT